GCCGCTCCTCGGCAGCCCGCATTTCCTGCTGGACGGCAGCGACCTGTTTCTGCTGCGCGTCCCATCGGACGTAGCGTGGCCAATCCTCCGTCGCCATCTTCTGGACATCCGCCATCGTCTTGATGTCGGAGAATTCGCCGGACATGGCGGACTGAAGATTTTCGAAGAGCAGCGGCAAAGCGCTTTCGTACTGCTGCCTTGCCTGTTCCACCTTGGAGCGTTCGGCCTCGATGGCCTTGCGCTGCTCGGCGGCCTCGTTTTGACCGCGGCGCAGTTCTCGCTCGCGTTCCTGTTCGCGCTCCGCAAGGTATTCCTGCGTCTCGCGAGGCAAGGATTGCCAGCGTTCTCTCTGCTCTTTGGTCCAAGACCTCGGCGGCTCGATGGGCGGAAGGGTCTCTTCCGGTTCGGCCTGGCTCTTAGTCTCGCCCTGGGCCTCCGTTTCGGGAGGGGGGGCGTCTTCCGCGGCTGGTGCCGCTTCCGATTCCTGTGGGTCTGCAACCGCCTGCTGCAAGTCTTTCAGACTCACATCGGCAGGAGCCTCCGGTTCTTTATCCTTCTTCCACCGCGCAGCCGACAGCGCCTTGGCTGCCGCGCGAACGGAGTTGTAATTCTCGTCCGTGCCCGTCGTGATGACGGAAATAGGTGCCTCTGCCGGCGCGCCCTCGGCGCCCGGTGCGGATTGAACGTCCATGTGACCTCTTTGGGGTTAGCGCGGCTTTCGGGCCGCAGATTTCTCACGCTCGATCAATTCATCGAGCTGCCGCTGCGCAAGCTTGCCGTTGTTCAGCACGGTGACGAGGTGATCGCGCATCTTGCCAACCACCTGGACGGCCTGCCACAGCCGCTCCCGGCCGTCCGTATCCCTAGCCGGGGATTGCCGCCAGGCCGCGATATAGTCACGCTCCAGCGTGTCGAGCGTTTCCTTGAGCAGATCGTCCTTGAGCATCGCCTCGGCGCGCTGCCCGCGATTGATTGCGTTCTGCAGTTTGTAGTCACTCATGCGGCGTCCTTCTTCTCCGCCTCGAATTTGGCGTAGGTGTCCCTGATCCTGGCCGCGAGCGGCACGGCGACTACAGCAGCATCAAGGCCCCCAGCCTTGACGGCCACGTCGATCAGCTTGATCAGGTTGGTGGCGTCATCTACCGACAGTTCGACCTTCAGCATGGTCGTCCCCTACTAGGCGTTGATAGTCGCGCCGAAGTTGCATATCACATGCCATTCCGTCCCGATGAACTGAAGCAGCACGGCGTCGTTGACGGCGTCGAAGGTGATCGACGTACCGTTGAAAAGGTTGGTGGGCGTCAGCGTTCCGTCGCCGCCATCGGCAACCATGATGACGTATTTCAGTTGCCCGACAACGCCATCGGCCAAAGTGCCGGCGTCTGCCGCCGTGGTCGTCCAAGCGGTCGTCAGGGTCGTGAGGTTGAAGGCCCCCGCGCCGCTGAGCGATTGCACGCCGCCGATCAGCGTGCCGCCCAGATACAGATTCTTCGGCCTCGTCGCGCCGGTCGCGCCGATGTCGTAGGTGTTGTCGTTGACCGCCAACAGATGCCCGGACGTGCTGATCTCCCAGTTCGCGGCGCCGCTGGCGCCCAACCGCATCGCTCGTTGCGTTCCGGTACCGGCCTCCTGCGTCTGGATCGTGCAGATGTTCGATGCCCAAGCAATCGACAGCCGCTCATAATTGCTAGCGTCGGTGAAGGTATTGTAGATGAGCGATGCCTGCGCATTCGCCCCGTTGCGCTGGGCGAGCGTGCCGGCGGCGTCGCGCCACAGACTAAGATCGGACGCGCCGCCTGAAGGCGCCCCGTTAGCCGACCACCCCAGGCCCATCACAGAGCCCAGCCGGTAGTCCCCGAGCGTCCACAGGAAGCGCTCGAAGCCGGTCACCAGGCAGATCGTATCGGCGCCTACTCGATAAAACCCGAGATTGGTATCCGACGTAAAGGCGAACGCCGGGGCCGACTCGGAGCCGTCGCCGAGCCTAACCGCCCCAACAACGCTGAAAATGTCCATGGTTTTGTTGTAAGTGAGCCCGGCGTCGGAGCCGACGAAGCCTCCGTCGTTGAACAGAACTTGCGTGTCGGCGCCGCCGGTGATCAGCGACGTGCCGACGCCAATTCCGCCACCGCTTCCGTCTGCGCGGAGAACCATTTACGCGCCCTCCCCGCCGGTGATGTAAAGCGTGGCCGTCCCCGAGGCGGTCTTGGCCGCAACGTGCGTCACGCCTTGGTAGTACGGCACGCTGAAGATTTCGATCGTGCCCGGCCCGATCCGCATGTCCGTTCCGTCCGACGCAGCCGTTACCGACGAGTCGCCGAACTTGACGTAGCAGACCGAGTCACCGCCATCGGTCGACAGCCGCACCTGTGTCGGCTTGCTCGCTGGAATGGCAACGCTTCCAGACGAGCTCGTCACGCTCAACGAGATCGACGGCGTGTGGGGCTTGAACGGATAGGAAGGTCGCATTCTAGTTCTCCGATTGCGCGGGCTGCCGCGCGGCTTCCGCCTTGGTCTGAGACGCATACATGGTCGTGGCGTGGCTTTCGCGCTGGGCTTGCATTTCAAGGGCGTGTTTCTCGCGGGTCAATTCGAGCTCGAGCAGCTTGATCTGCCGCTCCAACTCGAACCGCTGCAGTTCCAACTGTGCATCGTGCTGGAATTTTCGCTCGGCCAGCGCGGCGTCCGACGTGACCTTCTGGTTGTTAGTCGCAATATCCGCCTGCGCCTGCGTCTTCTCGATCTCGTTCTTCATTTGCAGTTCGACCAGCTTCGGGTCTTGCTTCGGCTGCGGCTGCGGCTGGCCAGCGGGATCCTTGAAGAACCGATCCACGTCCTTCAAGCCGACCAGCTTGCAAACCTCCTTGGCCGAGTTGTGCAGTGTTTGCGCATCCACCAAGTTAGTGAGGCCGGCCGCCAAGGCTTCCTTCTGCAGCCCGAGGATGGTCATCATGTGCGCGAGCTGCTCGGTCTTGCTGCCGGTGCCAAGGCCCACGTTGATGGTCATGTCGTTGCGGGATTTCCAATCGCGGGGATCCACCGTCACCCACTGATTGCGCAGCCGCACGGTCTGGGCCTGGCTGCCGTTCTTGCGGATGGTCATATGCAGGAGCGAGAACAGGTCGCGGATGCCGGTCTCGGCGAATATCCGCGCGATCAGCTTCACCTTGGCCTGCGCCGCGTTGAACATCTGGTTGGCGATGGTCGCCACCTGATTCTGCAGCGCGTTCGGGTCCACGCCCTGCCCCTGCCGGCTCACCCCCGTCCTCCACTCGCGAGTTGCATCGAGGTATTGCAGAGCCGGATAGACATGGTCGCCGATGGTCGGAACCTGCTGCCACACCACAGCGGTCGGCGTCTTGGCGCGGATCGGATAGCCGTGCCGCGACACTAGCAGGTCATCGAGCGTGGTCTCGCTGGCCTCGGTCTCCGCCACCACCGGCCGCGGGTTGTTGGCCATATAGGTGTTGTCGAGCAGGCCGCGCAGCAGCGCCGTCTTGATGCGCTGGATGTCCATCACGAGGTCGGCAACGGAGCGCCCGAAGAACCGATGCGTGACGATCACCGGCGTCATCGCCGCGAACGGCATGGCGTTCACCCGCTCGATCGCGGGCTTGCCGTCGCGGATCAGCACCGTGCCGTCGTCGCCGGCCGTGGTCACGCAATAGAGACAGGGCTTGCCGTCGCCCTCGTAGTCCATCCGTACGTAGTGCTCGGTGACCCTGATAAGGCGGTTAGCCTTGTTGATCCCCTCGTCGCCCTGGCCGCTCTCGCCTTCGTCCACCGTGTCTCGGGCCTGGCCTTCGATGGTGTCGTTGAGGCTATAGGTCGGCAGCCGGCGGACTTGATCGGCGTCGAAGCCCTCGGCGACGAGTTCGTCCTCGCGGCGGAGCACCTCGTGAAAGCAGTAGCCGCTGTCCCGCATGGAGCGCGCGTTGCGGGCGATGCCGAACTCCTCGGGCGGCACGCCCATCACCTTGGCGCACTGGTAATTGCGCCTGGTGACGACCTTAACGTCGTGCCACTTCGGCGCCTCAGTAGGAGGCGCGGTCGGGTTCGGTGCCAGCATCGTCGCCATAGCCGGGCGTGTCTTTCACGGTGTGCTCTACGATCTCGACCTCGTCGCTCGCCACTATCATGGCGAACTGCGCGTCATCGAGGTCGTAGTAGGTTTCCTCCTCCTCTTCTTCCTTCTCCTCCCACATCACCTTCACGATGCCGTTCTTCTGCAGCAGCGCGTCCTTGATGAACGAGTAGAGCACCAGGAAGCCGGGATTGCGCTGCATGAAGACGTGGTTGACATAGTCGGTCTCCTGCTCGGCGGCCTGTACGTCTTCCGGCCCGACCGGATCGAACCGCACCACCTCGTCGCCGCCGCAGAAGATGTCCATCAGGGTCGGCATCAGGCCCTCGACGGTGTCGGACACGTCGGTGGAGACGGCCGCAGACCGTCCATCGGAGGCCGGCATGTCGGCATCCATGTCGCCGACGTAGTAGTCCAGCGCCCTGGCGCGCTCGTCGGACAATTTGGCGGCCGCCATTGCCGAGAGCGCGGAGGCCTTCTCGTTGGCGACGAGCGCCTTCACGTCGCCAGTGGGCATGCGCGTCATCAGACGATGCCCTTCGGTCCGGCGTAGTCGAGCCTGCGATTGAATCCGGTCATCGAAACCCTGCGGTCCAACGTCATTGCTAGATAGCGGAACGAGTCTGCCGCGTGCGAGGTCCAGTCGTGCACGGGATGCGGCCGCAGCACCGGCCGCCCGATCGGATCGTGCATCTTCTCGTCAACCTGCGCGCGGTAGAGCTTGAGCGCGTCAACGCCACGGGCGCATTTCGTCGCGTCGAACCAGCATTTTGGCAACGTCACCCGAACGGCGTTGATGCCGTCCTCGACTCGGTGCATCGGAGCCAACTGCAGATTCTTTAGCCCAAGGCTCTCCAGAACTTCCAGGCGGCTCTTGCCCGTTCCCAATTCCTTAGCCTGCGCGTCGTGTGGCACGATATGACCCGCGTATACATATGGCCGCTGGACAATCTCCCGGACGTAATGACCAAGGTCCACGCCGGAGGCTTCGTAGTAGTCGATGATGCGGGTTTCTCGCCCGACAACCTGAGCAAACCAAATAGCCGTTGCATCGCGGATGCCAAGATCCCAGCTCGTCCATACATGCGTGGTCGGCTCGTACGGCACTCCGCAGATGCGTTTGTCGCGCTCGGCCTGCGCCATCAGCTTCCCGTAGTAGGCGCCGACGATCGCCGCCTCGAAGGAACACTCGAACTCCTGCGCGTACTGTTCTTCGGCCAGGTCGCGCCGCGCGAGAGCGAGCTCAGCCTCCGGGATAAGACCGGTCTCGCTCGCCTTGAGCATGAGCGAAAACCAGCCATCTTCGGCCCTGCTGCGCTCCCACACCTGGTAGAAGGAATTGCGTCCCTTCGGCGTGCCGATGAAGACCGCCCAGCCCTGGCGGTCGGCGATGGCGGGACGGATGATCTCGGACCACACGCGCGGGTCCATGTCCGCATACTCATCGAGGACCACGCCATCGAGATAGATGCCGCGCAAGGCGTCGGGATTGTCAGCGCCGTAGAGGCGCACCTGCCCGCCATTGGGATAATCGGCACGCAACTCACCCTCGTGCGTCGTCGCTCCCGATGGCCGGAACGAGGACATCGCATTGCGCAGATAGTCCCAGGCCACTGCCTTCGACTGCTTGAGGAAAGGCGAGAGATAGGCGAGACGCGGCCGAACTTTCTTGGTGCTCAGCGCCTGCCGCTGCAGGTCGTAGATACAGGCGACCGTCTTGCCGGCACGTCGATGTGTAACGATGCAGGCAAAACGCTCGGCTCTCTCATGGAACTGCGTGAATTGCGCTCGTGGCGTGTAGTCGGCTGGGAACCGCTGCAGTTCAATTGCAGGAGGCGTCGCCGCGCAGTTAGGCGCGCATTCCTTTGCAGTGATTCTTGATGAAGATGGTGAATAATCTGCTTTATTGCTCCGATACCGTTGCTGGTCGCGGGATCGGGCTCGCGCGCCATCAGCCCGGGATATTTCACCATGCGGCCGACGAGAGCTTCCGGTTGGCATTGCACTCAAAATGCCTCGTCACTTTCGGATCGTCTGTCTTTGCTCACGTCGTTTCCCTTTTTTGGAACTGGTTCGAAGGGGTCGGATACATTCATTTGCGTAGCCGCGCCTCGCGGAGGGAATCGGCCGGCGACTTGCTCGGTGCCGTCCAGGTGTCCCAGCGATTGATCTGTGCGTATTTTTGGAGAGTGCCGAGTTCATACAGCATGGACGTAACGTAGTCAAGAAAAAATGCCTTTCAAAAGAATTTTAGCTGGCCAGGGGCTATCATGGAATAATACGCTAGTCTTGTCAGGAGGTTGGCGGTTCTGCATGCGTATACTTCGGAATTGGATCCAAATCGATCCGTCGTCCTTTCCCTGTGCACCGTTTTTACGAACACATAACGAATAGGATGTGTGACTACTATGGTGAGACCGTGACCGGAAGCCCACGCCGTCTCGCGCGTGAGGGGAGCGTAGTCCGGATGCGATCGTCTGCGGCAGCGTGCCCGATGTACTATCGGCCGGCATCTGTCTCATCTGGTATTATGAGCTACAGATCAGGCGGGCGCAGTGGTGCCGTAGCGGGAGTGGTAGGAAATTGAAGGCGGCGTAATCTCCAGCTTGGTCCAACAAGCGATTCCGGCACTGAGATGCCGGCGGAGATCACGCCATGACAAGCGATAGCACGACGGCCTACCTTCCGCAGTCAGAAATCGAGACGGCGGAACATCTTTTCGATAACTGGTTCGATCCGATCGAAGCTGGATTTCGCGATCGGGTTCGCGATCTCCTGCTGGCCATGTTCGAAGGCGAGCTCGACGAAGTGCTTGCTCGCATCGCACGCGCAGCGAGGCCAAGGCCGACGTGCTCGATTACATCGAGCGC